CCAGTAATACGAACAAACCCTGTACTTGTATCAAAGGCAGTCTTTAGCTCACTAAACGTAATTGCTTTTGTTTCATCAGCAGTAATATCAACTACAACAAACTCATCTGCCTCAGCTAAGTTAGCACCAGTAATATTAGTTAGTTGTGTTATTTTCTTATCAGCCAAGTTCTTATTCCTTTATATCACAGCTTCTACAGCTTCGAAAGAGATACCGTAGATTGACGCATTATTGATTGACCATGAAGTCATGTTTGTTGCTAGTCTGAAAACCCCTTTAGGGGAATTAAATGTTACAGTAGCACTAGAGTATGTAGACCTTAGTGAAGGCCATATTTGTATTGTTCCGTCACCATCTTGATCTAATAGAACCTGATGTAACTTAGCACTTGAACCAGAACCTAACTGTATGTAGTCACCAGCCTTAAGAGTACCAGCCATAACAACAGTAGCGTTATCATCACCAGCATCACCAGACAGTACACAAGAGCTTACTGTCCCTTGTGGTGTAGCATAGTCAGGATCTCCTAGTAAGAATGTACCAGCTTGACCTTTAAGTCCTACTAACATAGCTTTCCACTCAGCCGCTTTATCTCTGTGTACCGAGGGAATATTGACTGATGCTTCCCACTTTTGACCACCGTGAGAAATAACCTGTTGTTTGTACGTAAAAGGTGACTGTGATACAGCTACAGCATTAACAGCCCTAAGCTCAATGCTCTCAATACCTATTGTGGTTGGTGTAGCTAATGGGTAGCTTAGTGCCATGTGTTATATTCCTTATAAGTCTAACCGAATGTAGCTTTCATTGTGCCGCCTCTACGACGATCATTTATGATCTCAGATTTAGTCATTTGAGCAATCTTAGGAGCCGCTTGAGCTATTATTCTCTTAACGCTATCGTCTCCATTAGCAGAGAAGTTAAAGTTTTGTACAACAGTAGTTGTAGCTCCACCCTCCATCTGTACTCCTAGTTTACCGTTAGCTCCACGTTTAAGTGGCATAATAGCTTCAGGTCCAGCTTCTCCCATTAGTCCAGTTTTACCACCAGTCATAGGGAATGTAGTAGGGCTTCCAACTACTCCACCATCAGCATGTGGTATGGGGTTTCCACTAGGCATAGGACCTTGAGGTGCGCCACCACCAAAGGAACCTCGAATAGCTCCAGAGATAGAGTTTACCATTTGTTCTACAACAAGTATACGATACAACTGCTTTATTATATCTCTAGCCATATCTTTAAATGCGTCTTTAGCTGACTTAGTACCATCTACTATCGACATAAAGGCATCCCCAAATGTGTTTGCTATACTATCAGCTAATTGTTTTTGTTTCTGAGCTTGATCTTCTAACTCTGCTTCAATTCTAGCATACTGGTCAAGTAGTATATCATTTACTCTTTGAGCCTCTGCGTCAGCTATCCTTTTAGCTTCTGCCGCTTCTTTCTCTAGTTGTATTCTATAGAAAGTTCTAGCTTCTGCTTCTTGCATTAACTCTTTATAAGCTACAAGCTGATTATATTTTTCATCGCCTGACTTTAATTCTAACTTATCAAGTTCAAGTTTGAATAGCGCCATTTCATTTATTTGTTGTGCCGCAAACAACTCAGCACCAGTCTTTTCGCTAATCATATTAGCCGCATTAAGCTGTACTTTTTGTTTAGCTAGGAAGTCATCTTGTTTTCTGTTTAACTCTACTGCATCATCTATTCTCTTTTGTGTAGCTTTATCTACTGTAAGAGGCATACCCATAAGTGACTCTTCGCCAGCAAATCTAGTAGAGTACTTTGCGTTATTTATTTCTGCTACACGCTTATCACGAGCCGCTTTCTCTCTAGCCTTTTTTTCTTCATAAGCATAGTGGGCATCTATGCCATCCATTCTATTTTTTACTACACTTAGATTAAGAGCCTTTTCTGCTTCAGCGGCTTTTTTCTTCTTCTCTATTTCTATTTCTATGTTTTTAAGGGTTGCAACAATAGCCTGTTCACCAAGAAGACGTTCTGCATCAGCTAATTCAGAAGACTCTTTAGCTTTTTCTTTTATAGCTTTTTGTTCTTGTTCTAGAATTATTCTCCTAGCCACTACAAGCTGATTAACTATAGATTCATTACGTTTTTGTTTATCTTTTTCTTTCTCTAATGAGGCAGATGCTTTTTTATGTAGATTAAAATCTTCTCTGGCTAACTTTAACTTCTCTCGTGCTTGATCTACATCTTTTTTAGCAATATCCAAAGCGGTCTGTCTGTTCGTGTCTGATTCAAACTGAGCGTTATTAATATTTTTTTGAGCAACTAACATTGCCTCTAAATGATCTTGAGCTTTAATTATATTATCACTAAGAGCAAGTTCAGCTTTAGTCTCAAAACCGCTCTTAAGAAGCCTTAAAGCCTCTACCATCTCAAAAGTCTCTGCTTTAGCTGACTTTAGATTTTCTTCAAAGTTCTTTATTCTATTAGCGGCCTCTTTAGCTGAGGTGTTCATTTCCATAAACATTCTACCTGCGGCAGAAACAATAGGTATAAGGATACCAAGCGCGGCTGATAAACCTACAGCGGCTCCCATACTTAAACCAAGAGGACCAGCAATCATAGGTAGGATACCTGCTAACTGAGAACCCTGCTGGCTAAATGCAACAAAAGCACTTGTGCCACCCTGAACCTGAACTGCAAAGTCACCAAACTGATAACCAAGCTGTTGAATAGCCATGTTGTTGCCATTCATTTTGTTTCTAGTGTTACCCATGACTTTGCCAGAAGCCATTTGTGCGGCGTTTAATCTTTGTGTAGCGGCAGTTAAAGAGTCTGTAAACTTAGTCTCTTGTTGTACCTTTGCCCCTAGCTTCATTATAGCAGATTGACTCATCCTAGAAGTTTTAGATAAGTTGTTCTGTGCCATGACGATCTTGTTTATAGAACTCATGTATTGACTTTTGTCGCCAGTTCTAGCAAAGTCTTTAGCTAACAACCTTACAGCTCTTTTAGTCTGACCAGTAGTCTTCATTAGTCCTGTAAGTTCTTTGTAGTCTACTTTAACTGCTAATTGTATCGCCCCTATGTCATCCATTCACTGTCCCCATATAAACTGTATCAACACGTTTTATCGTTTCTATATCCCTAGAGGAAATATGTGTCTCAGTCAGTTCCTTCCATGCTTTAATTTCAATATAAGTTATCGGGTTAGGTCCAGAGAATCCCATAGATCTACTGTTGTTTAATGCAATAAAGGCAGACCAGACATGCGACATAAGCGATGGAAAATGTGTCGGGGGTTCCAGTGCTTCAGGTCTACGTCCAATCTGCCTTTCTACTTGTTCTAAATGTTCTCGTTCTGTAGTGCCATCCTTATCAGGTTGATTGAGCTTAAACTGATGTTCAGCCCATTCACACAACTGATTAGTTAGGCTTTCGTAAAATCCAGAGAGTCTGCAAGTGCCTCCTCAATCTGATCTTTAATCCAAAACACTTCATCGTAAAGTTGTTTAGCCTTAGCAATGGAAAGTTTAGGTTGCTCTTTGTTGTAGGTTATATTCCACTCAGAAGTTATCTTAGATAACATATCAAGTGTAGCCTTCTCCATCTCTTGAGCAGTTAAGTTTGTATTCTTATTAGACTGCATCTCTTTAAGACGTTTGTTTGTTTGTTCGTGCATTAACTCTTTGTACTCTTTAGAGTGACTAGCAAATACTACAATAGTCATATCTGTCTTGTCTTCATTCTTAAGTACAACACCAGTGTTAGGGTGCTTTAGCTTTACTTCTACAGTATTACTTGTAGGTTTTAGATCCATTAAATCCATGTCGAGTTCCTTTCGGGCAGTATCGGGTGAATTATGTTAAGTGTGGGAACTTCCGACCCGACTCAGAAGTCCCCACTAACCTTAGCTAAGGTGTTACGTTATGAAGGTCGTGTGATCTTCAAGTTAGTTGCTTCAGTTGCGTCATATAGAGCAACGAAAGACATGCTAATCATTCGGCTTGTAGGTCCATCTACGCCAACATCAGCACTGTTTATTTTTACTTTAGGGAACTGGAATGTGTAAGCGTTAGTTCCTGTAGGATCGTTAACTGATACTTCAATCTCTGTCTCTGTTTCATTAAGGAAACGGTTAATTAATGCCGCATCTTCAAAGTAAGCTGTTAGTGTACCTTCAACTTCTGCTCTACCATACTCTAATGATGGTGCGCTATCGTCTCCGATTACGAAGGTAGGTGCGAAGGAATTAGTTAATGTGAAATCTAAAGCAGTTACGATAGCTACGTTAGCGGCTCCACCTACATTACCAATACCAATGTCACCTGAGTAAGCATCAAATGGTGCGGCTCCAGAAGCGGCATCTTGTGTCTTTTGAGTAGCACTCATAGTCATATTCTTACCTACCATACCGAAGGTAGTTGCTACCATTTGGTTAGGTGCGAGGGAAACAGCCATAGTGGAAACTGAACAACCTGAGAATAGTCTAGCTTGATCAATGTCTGCGGCATAGTCTTCTATAGAAAAGAACTGAGGTGTTGTGCCTACTTTAAGAACAGCACCTGAAAAAGTATTTAGCATAGCTGATTCTAAGAAGTCGTCATAGTCAGCATCTCTTAAGTCTACTACAATATCTCCAGCTACTTGTCTGTTACCGTGTCGATCTACACGAGGCATACGGTCAGCTTGGATGTCGTTACCAGCTACACGGTCTTTAGTTAAGTTTAAAGAGTGTGTGCTGAAAGGAAGGTTAGTAAAGTTGCCAGCAGGTGTCGTACCGAAAGTGCTTTCGGCTATGTAAGACAGGCTGGAGCGTGAACCCTGTGCAAAGGCCATGATGTATTCTCCTAGTTATTTATAAATGTACCATCCGATATTAATCGGAACGTAGTACCAAGGGCTGTCAATCAAACCTTGTTGCCGTTCAGCATAGTCGATTGATAATTTAATTGTTTCTGATTGTGCGTTAGTAAACGATATGTCAGTAGTAGCTTGAAATGCGTCTATAACTTTATTAACGTAGTCGTCTGCGGTTGACGGGCCATTACCTTCTGGTGTAAATACTGTAACAGCAAAAACACCTTGATACCTTAGTTGAGGATTTAAGCCTCGTACAGCAGGTCTAGTTACTGTAGGCAAGTACATTACTCTAATAAAGCTAGTACCTGTTGTCGGCTCAAATGCTACGTTCTCGTAAGCGATGTCGGGTAAGTTAGCCGTTGTAGAGATGTGTGTCTCAAGTGCGGCTCTTATATCATTATGTATACTAGCCATATTTATTCCTTACTCTCTCAAATATTTTATAAGGTTGTGTAAGTCTCCAGTTAGCTCCACCTTCCTCTACATCTATAGCGTGAGGTGAACCATTCCTAAGAACAATAGTATCTTTGTAGTTAAAGTCTTGTATGCTATTTATATCGTTTAATAGATTGTTAAGACCTTCTGATGCCATAGCCTGTGGATCGGCTTCTTTAGGTCTACCTTCAGAGGACTTACCTCTAGGTCTACCTGAACCAACATTATAGGAAAAGGATGTTATATAAGCACCAGTATCTACCGTAGGAGTAGATATATTTATAGTATAATCAGCTATTTTTTCTAATCTATCCTTTACAGCTAATTCTACTGCCATATCAACTTTACTGTGCAACTTAGATATAGTTTTTTCTAGGTTTAGTACCTGTTTCATATTCTACTCCTGTACGTCACATATGTAACACATAGCGACACCGTTAGAGAATATAGATACTGCTCTAGTTACTTTAACTGTGTCACCATTACCTATGATTAAGTCGTCAGGGAATGGATCTATACCTACACCAAGGTAAGGTACTACACACTTACGTACACCTCTAATAACTTCTTCAGGGTTAGAACTAGAGTAATCATAGAAGTAACCAGTGAAGCTATAGTCAGTTGTAGATGAGCCTACTACAGATCCTGTAGCTGGATTATAAGTACCGTCCGTAGTAATTTTACGTAGTGTAAGTGTTTCACCAAAATCTTCAACCAACTTGAGTAAGTCAAATGCTCTAAAAGACATATGTTACTCCCCTTCTATTCGTATTCAGGTGTTTGGTAGCTTGGTGGGTTTTTAAATCTATCTCTTCGGAAAGAGCCTTCAATGCGGTTAGTGTTCTGTCTTACAGCTTCTACTGTACTCTTAGTAATGCCACCAGCTAGTACCCCTACCGAAGCACCTGAAGTTTTACCTTGATACTCTAAGTTGTCTGCTAGTGAGTTGTAGTGTGTAACTAAGTCAGAGTAGTCAGCTTTTAAAGCTCCACTAAGTTCTGTGTTTACTTTCCTAGAATACTTAGATGCTATAGCTCTAGCAATCCAAGCTCCAGAGTAGTATACGTTGTCACCATTCTCCCCTAGAGAAAAAGTAACCTCTTCGTTTTGTACTTGCTGGTCAGTCGTGTCAGTATCACCAACCAATAGTCGTACTGTATTGAGACGACCAGAAGCCGTAGTTGTGTTTAGATCCGTTGGATCGTAAGACCAAGCCATTTAGTCGTCCCCTTTGTTTATTCTCCGAGAATGTTATCTCTTATTTTATAGTAATCTTCTGTTATCCAGCGATTGTTGTTTAAGAACCGACGAATAAGACCTCGTTGCTTATCATCTATCTTTGACTTCTTACACTTCTTAGTATTAAACTCTGCTGTGCTAGAGGTTCTACTCTTAACTTCGCTGTTAAGTAAGTTCACAAGTGTTTCAAGTTGCTTACCAGAGAACTCTGATAGTCTATCTCCAACCTTTGTTTGAACTACTAATTCTTCATTGTGGTACAAGTAACCAGAAGCGTATAGTATTGCAACTTTATCTTGATGCAAACCTCGCTCTAACCAGTTAAAATGATCTCCACGTTTCCAATCTCGATTGTCTGCGCTAATAGGCATTTTTATAAAGACAGGCCAATCAACCTGCCATCCCAAGTATGATGGGTGCATAGGACTACTCCGTTATAAGGATACTGTTATGTTCTTTTATTATTTGGGTGCAACCCCAAGCAACTAAGCTCAGGGTTCACCATTGTCTATATTAGTAGTTCTTACTGAACGATAGCTGAGAAGAAGTATCCTAAGTCAGCACCAACGACTTTCATGTCGTATGCCATTTTAACTTGGATATGTTCTGCAACTTGCTGACGCTTAAGAGCATCGTCAGAATATGATTCAACAGTAACACCTAAGTTGTTTACACTTGGGATATTGTTCCAAGCGAATGTCAAACCAGCCGCAGGTGTCATAAGACCTGAAGAGCGTGGTGTGTGTACTAGTAAAGCATTTTTACCGCCTATGAAAGCAGATGATTCTGCTAAACCTTCAGCCGCAGTATTTTCTACTGCTTCCATTACTAGGAAGTTTTCCATTCCGAAGATTTCAGCTAGTTTACCGTCTGTGATCAATGCAGGGTTGTTGATAGTAGAACCACCATTCAAACGTGCAAGGATATCAGGGTGGTTAACCAAGATGTCACGAACTTCTTTACCAACAACCATTGTGTTTGGCTTGAAACCACCAGAAGTTAACTGCATAGCGCGTGCGCCAGTTGTTACGTCTGAGATAGGTGTTGAGTTTGTGTAGTCATTCCAGTAGACTGGAGTTCCAGCACCACTAGCCGCACCAGCTACGTCTGTTGTCCAAACGCCAGCTTTGAAGAATGTATCTGCAAATGCTTTTTCACGATGGATTAAAAGACGGTTAGTAAGTGTTTGTGCGCCAGCAGAACGTATTTCTAACATTGCATCTTCGTTAGCAAGTGTTTGCTCGTCGAAGTCCATGCCTAGACCATAAACGTCTGCATAGTATGATGAGTTAGAAAGAGCCATACCGATACGATTCACTTCTGTACGTGGTGCTAATTTCTTAACATCACCAGAGCGATTCATATTTGCGCGGTCATAAATGTAGTATTTATCAGACTGTCTTTGTACGCCCACTGTTGGGAATACTTTGTCAGCGATAAAAGTAGATTGTTCTTGTACATAAGCAAGCGTTAAATTAGATAACGGCTGATCTATATGTACTGAAGAGGGAGTTAATAATGGCATTATGTTATTCCTTTAAAATGCTGATTTAGGCCGCTACGTTGCCACCTTGGATCATTTCTATTTCGATGATTTGTCCATCTACACCAGCTTCACGGGCATAGCCTAAGATAACGTCACCAGTTGCGGCTGTTAAAGCATCACCAGAAGCGTCTGTCTGTACAGCGGCTCCAGCGGCAATAGTACCACCAGCAGTTACCATGACTGAACCAGAAACGGTTACAGTTACAGCTTTACCAGCACCTGCGCCTACGATGCAAACACCGATAGCGTTTTCGCCAGCAGAATCAGCTAGGTCTACTTGACCATCTGACTCAAGAGTTACGAATTTGAATTGTGCTGAAGATAAATCTTCCCCAGCGATGAAAGTACGGTTGTCACGAGACTGCATTACCGCCATGATTATTCCCCTTTGTAGGTTTTGTTAATAAGTGACTTACCTTCGTCAGTCCTAGCTACAACAGCGTAAGCCTTTGCGTATTCACTTTTCTTTAGTTGGTTGTCGTCCATGTAGGACTTTACAAGACTATCTAGTTTGTCTGAAGATGAGGCGAACTCACCATCTACATCTGACTTACCAAATTCTTCCATAGATGCGCCAATAGATGCGTCACACGCCTTTAGTGCTTCCATGATTTTTTCTTCTTCTGCGAATTTCTCTACTAGAGATTTAGCTACAGCTATATCAAAGTTTGGTAGAGCTTCTTCAGCACTCTTAGTTAAAGCAACGTCAGCTTTTTCTAGAGCCGCCGCTTCAAGTGCTTTTAGGACTGGAGCAGGGATGTCAGATTTAACTACCATCTCACCTTCTATGTCCATCATTTCTACTTCAGCTTTCTTCTCGATTGCATCAGCAGTTATAACGTAGCCGTTGTCTATAAGACCTTTACGAAGTGTTTCATTTTCAGCCTTGAGAGTTTCTATCTCAGCTTCTAGAGGGTTAACCTCTTCTGCTTCTGATTTCTCAGCAACTTCTTCTGCAACTTCTTCAGCTTTTTCCATGTCATATCCAAGGGCTTTCATCGCATCTGCGCGACCACAACCTTTGTCTTTCATGTAAGCGGCTACTTTGGTTTCCATTTCTTCATTCATTTTATTAATACCTTCAAAGGAATTGTCACGCTTGAAGAGGCTAACCATTGCCTGTGCATTGGCTGGACGATCCACTAGGGAAAGTTCTTCAAGGTGCAAGTTTTTTAGGAGATTAGGCAAGTTAGATTTCCTCCTTAATAGCACGTCCACCTATAGAGAACGCGGCGAGTTCACCAGACTTCACCATTGCCCAGACATCATCGTCGAATACTTTGTAAGCGACAACCCATCCTTCACGGTCAGACTGGATACCTAGAGAATCACCAATTTCTTTAGTGATCGGGAGTGAGTGTACAACGACACCTACTTGATCCCCTGTGTGCATAGCCTTGCCGACTCGCACATGCTCCATAAATTCATTAACAGCTTTAACTAAAGTCTCAGCCTCTATTACATCACCTTGTCGATCTACTACAGCGTCACCCTTTTCGGTTACTACTGAAGCCCAACCATAGACTAATCGTTGTTCGTCGTCAGTCTTAAGGATCTTACCTTCAATATTCGCTTTAGTCATATCACTCACCGATGTATTTGATTGCCACATACGACATGACCAGTAGCCAGCCGTTGTTTTATCTTTCTTGCTATCACAATTATGTCTAGCTCTAAAGTTAGCTCTAGCTTTAGGATCATCTCGACGAATTTCCATGTTAGGGTCGCCGAATGTAACTCTCTTAACTTTACCGCCAGACTGTACAAACACCTCAAACTTCTTGTTGCCACCTTTGATACGTCTAGGCTTGTTTAAAGTAACCTTCTCACCTTGATAATCAGCTTTAGCAAATTCAGTCTTCATGATCTCTTGTACAATGACCCTGAGAGCCTCTATACGATCCACTGAGGGGGCTTCAGCTTCTTCCATAGGCTCACTGCCCTCGTAGAAGGCTAGATACGCCTCATGGCTCTCTGCTGGCATGTATATAGCTTGCCCATTGTAGTCAGATACGTGAGTAGCTCCACCAAGTCCTAAATCCATAGATCTAGAGATAGCTTCAGGTTCTGTAGTAAAGATATCATTAGCATATTTTGCTTTACGTAAAGTAGAAACTTTGTGTCCTACCATTTGACCTGTAGGTTTACCTTTATCGTCAGTTATTTCAATACGTGCCGCAGGTTCTTCTTTTGTACCTGTTATTTTAACTGGTATGTTAGGTACTGTGCCATCTCTTACTATTTGACGTACAATACCACTAGCAGTTCCACCAGATGAGTTCCAAGATACTTTAGATCCGACTTTCATGATAAATTACCTTATGTTTCGTTCTTAATTAATACACCTTGGAAAGATGCGCCGATTGCTGTGTTGGTAGTGTCTGTAGATACTCTACACTCTAAATCTGTCTTCTCTGCAAACCCTTGTGGGTACTTAAATGACTGTATTAGTTGATTGCTTTGTATTACTTGTACAAACCTTGTCCTAAACACGTTAGATCCGTGATCCCTACTGTTAAACTTACAGTGAACTAGCTTTTGAGCTTGAGATACAGCCGCAGTGAAATTAATCTCGTCTATATATAGTGTATGTCCAGCAGGTACTGTATAAGCGGCTATCTGTGTCTGATTACCTATGCTTATACTAGCATAAACTGAAGAGTTAGGAACTCCGCCTGTAGCACCAGAAGAACCTATGTATATAACACCACTAGTTCCTTCGTTAGAACCTGCAAGTGTAACAAAAGATCTGTATACTCTCAAATACGACAACTGAGTAGCTACTTGTGTTTGTCCGTTAAGAGTTATAGTTTCTTCTATCTCATTGTAGTCTTCATCTAGACCTTGTATGAGAATAGTTCTAGCTCCTATGCCAGTACCACTATCATTTGCACTTGTACTACTTACAAACATAGTAACTGCATTGTCTAGCCATATGTAGTCACCAGCATTACCCCAAACTGTTTCTTCTGTAGTATCTACGTCTGGGTTATATCCAAACTTGTATAAAGATCTATATCCTTGAGAGTGACCTCTAGATACAGCTAGATCAGTATGATCATATATTCTTTTAGGCCAACCACCAAACATCTGCTGTACCACCTGTTCATATTGTTCGTTAGGATCTGCGGCATCTTCTACATCTGGTCTACCTGTTAAGATACCACCAGCGAAAAATGAGTTGATCTGAGTTATCGGGGTTGAGTTTACTTCTGGGTTTCCAGTAACAATAGGAGATGCTGTACTTACTTCATCTTCAATCGCTGTAGCATTAGATACTATAGGAGAACCTGTATCAGTATTACCTGTAGTTAGTAAGTGTAATTGTACTACAGTGGAAACAGGAACTATAGGTTGACCTGTTGTAGTATTACCTGTAGTAAACCCCTGCAACTGACTTACACTAGAAGTAGAAACTGAAGGTTGACCTGTAGTAGTATTGTTTGCACTTAAGTTCTGTAATTGAACTAAAGAAGAGGTATCTACTATAGGCTGACCTGTAGTGATGTCTATTACATTCGTAACATGTACTTGAGTTATTGCAGTACTCTGAACTACAGGAGCAACAACAACAAAGCTATTTGCACCTATGTAGTTCTCGTTAATAATAGGCTCACTAGCTTGAGTGAGTATTAAACTGCTATTTTCCTGTAGAATCCTGCTTGTCATGCTTAATGACCTCTATTATGCAGGATCAGGTATACCGATAGTAAATGACCCTAGTGAAAAAGTATTACCAGACGAAACAACTTGGCTTGCAGTAAGAGAACCTGTTGCAAGTAGACGGGAGTTATTTGTGTCAACTACGGCATAGTGAGTTGCTGTACCATTGCCAGTTATTGAACCGTCTGATATTGCGGCTACTACTACTTCACGTCCACCACCAGATCGGTCTGTAGGTGAAGCAATAGAAAGACTTGTAGAATTACCTAAAGTATAAGTAGAGGAAGCCTCTGCGTAACTTGTAGCTTCTTGGGATGTCAGGTCAATACGATTAGCTTCTGTGTCCAAGACAGTTAGTCCATTGTCTAGAACTCTGTTGTTTAAAGTTGCCATGTTATTCTTCTACCTCTGGTTCTGGATCTACAGTTACATTTGGGTCGTACTCTAGTTCAGCTATATCCATAAGATTCTGTATAACTTCTGGGTGATCTGATACGTTAATATTTGCACCGTTAAGATTACGTAAGAACCCTGCAATCTCACGTAAGTCGTGAGGTGCTACATCACCAGCTTCAATAGTTGGCATTAAGTCATAGTTCAGACCGTTCAACTCCCACAGTCGCTCGACCAACTGTTTGTTGAGAACATCTGTGATCGCTTGGATGTAACTCTCAAGCGCACGAAGGAACAGGTCTGTCTTCGACTTGGATAAGGCGTAAGAACCGCCTTGAGATCCTAGCAGAAGAAACTCGGATAACATTGATCTTGCTATGTCATGCTGATAACGCTTAACGATAGGATCTATGTCTATATTACGTTTACCATTAGAAGCCATAAGTTCTATATCGACTAATCTTTGGTTAGTAGGAGAACCATCTTTGTCTGGGTAGCTATCAGAAGGTAATATTATGTAACCTTGCTCGTTAAACTTAACATCTCTAAGGATCTGTTGTAAATTGTTAACGAAACCTGACTGTGCGGCAGAAGCATCACCTGATAAGTACTCAGCAGGTATACGAGCTACTGGAATACCAGCTAACTCACGTTCTACTGCAATAGCTTCTATAGCTTGCAGATTATTAAGGTATTCATAAGAAGTATAAGCATTACGAAGAATAGAACGACCAGATGGGTCACCGTTAAGGCTAGTTGTTCTATAGTAAAGAGACTTATTAGTAGGTATATAGTTTCTACCATTCATATAACCTATCTCTTGTTCTATACCTAGAACTTCACCAGTCTTACGGTCTACATCAAACTTACTTATAGTCCAAGGCGCACGAGCGGCTATCTTACGTACACCAATACGTCCGTCTGTGAACTTAGATTGTTTCTTAGGTGATCTCTCTGTTGGACCTACACGTCTCTTATATATAACTTCGTTCCAGCTAAAGCCATACGACAAATTAGAAATAGCTTCTGCTATGTGATCATCAAGAGAATGTTCCATGTCTATCAAGACACTCTCAACAAACTCTTTTTCTTTTATAGCTTCAGCACTATCATCTACTGCTTTTACGTGTAAGTCTACATCACGTAGTATCTGCTCAACAGCATACATAACAGCACCAATAGTACTATCGTTATCACGCATCTCACGATACTTGCGTATAGCTTTCTTACCTCGAAGTTCAGGTAGGAACTCATCAGCGCGGATTTGACCGTTGTATGTGTTATCACCAGCTACACCTAATGTAGATTTAGCTTTTGATTCTGAGAGTTTCTTTACCATGACAATAATACTTCTATAGTTAACGTGAAAGTCCCTTAACACTAGAATAAGCGAGGGTCAGTTTTGGTTTTGTGTAGCCGTTGAGTGAGAGGTCAGTAATTGCCCATACTAGAGCATCTAATCTATCTGGGGAGCCAATCGACCCTAATGGTTCCCATGTTCGCATTTGTATTTCTAATTCGTTAAGTGAAGCGTCATCTTTAGGGTTTGCAACATGCTTGACCAATCCACGCTCGTAGAGTGCAGATATTGGTTCAGCTCTAGCAAATTTACCTCTAGATGCACGGACAGCTTTGTAAGGTACTGTGTCATCTTCACCGTGTATAGTTGTTTTGACCATATCACCACCTTGATTTACCTCGGCGACAATACGATCAGCTTGATGTAAGTGATATAATTCTATTGCTTTAGAAGCCCAACCTTGAGGAGACAGTCTGTCAGTGTAATCGCCTAATACATAAGCTATACCATTAACATCTATACCTGCAACAACAATACCTGTCATATCACTCTCAGCATTAGAGGTGACAGCAGGGTCTAGGGCGACAACAATACGGGAAAGGTCTGGCACGTCATCTAACTTAACAGATGCTTCGTCCAGCATGGCAGTTGTCCATAAAGCACCTTGTGCTTCTTCTAAGACTTCTGCGTAAAGCTCTTGCTTACCTAGTCTAGTACCTTCATACTGTTCTTTAACAGCAGTTAGATATGTCTTAGCTAAGTTAGCAGAGTTATCAAAAGTAGACCCTGTAGTAATAGTAGTCTTAGGATCTTTAAGTATCTGGCGTATCAGTTTAGTTGGCTTCGGGGTGGTAGTCACCATGATACGAGGGTGCTTACCTAGACGCATACAAAACTGTAGCATCTGCCAAGTGTCTATGTCTTTATTCCAAGCGGCTGTTTCGTCACACCAAGCTAATTCAAACTGTGGACCACGAAGACGCTCAGGTTCCTCTGCGGAGAAGAACTGCACTTGCGCTCCATTCTCCCATGTGAGTGTTCTCTTTGTTGGCGACCATTCAGGAAAGCCCATCTTCTTACCAGCATAGGTTTTATCACCTTTCCAGCATACCGATAGGAAACCACTCTCTCCCTTAACCATAACTCGTTCTATATCTGAGTTAGTAGAAGCTACTGCGGCTATACGTTTAACGCCACCCTTAACTTGCTCTCTTACCCACTCTACTCCAGAACGTGTCTTACCGAAACCACGACCAGCATTAATAAACCAAGTGTTCCAATCGTCTCCTTCAGGAGCTAACTGATTATCTCTAGCCCAGAAGTTCCAGTCATGCTTTAGCTCTTCAACCTTACGTGGTCCTAATGCCTCAAACAACTCATTGACTTTAGACTTAGGTAGCTCACGTAGTGTATCAGCCGTTATCTGTCTCTTCATCGGGTTCATTCTTTCCGTTTCACTGCGTAGCGGTGCTACTTCCCTAATAGCGACATCAAACTGTCTATAGCACTCTCATCTAAGTCGGGGTCAACGTCTTGCTCAACTTCATTCACTGTGCTATTAGGCGACCAACCACCTTTAGATCTTAGGAAGAACTCTGCCGCCTTAAAGTCACCGCCCTTAGCGGCCTCTACGACAACACTCCCTATCTCACCAACTATGTCAGCTTTAGTCTCAGCTATTAGATTGCCGTATAGCTTGTAGAATGTTGCTGTGCTAGAAGGCGCATCTTGATACTTCTGTATTGATCCAAGTATGTCTCTAACTGCAACACCATTCTTTATACCAGCTACAACTTTCTTAGCTATAACTTCACTATACTTCTTAGCAGGTATCATAAAAAATCTCTCTTTAATAATAAATCCTCATCGGCATGACCACATCTAATACGACTAAGTGGAAAGGTTCGTCATGGTTGGGAAGGAAAACTGAATAGCTACTACTTAAGTATATACTTACGTTTCTCAAACTAGCTAGCTATAAACAGTAAGTTGTGTAAGCAGTAAGTGAGAAACTTAAGTAGTGCCTCTTATGTATATATAACGTCTAAAATATGTAAAGTGCAAGGTAAGTATTACAACTATTTTACAAGTCGTTGAAATCTAATGATTCTTTTTTTGTTGTAGTATACTTAAGTGGGTAGCGCATGTCAACTTCTTTTGTGTCGCCCTCTTGTAATGACTCCGTGTAGTATAGTGATAGACCCCTTTTGTGCGGCATTGTGTCACATCCTTACTTTTTTTGTTTTCGGATATGTAGTGTGTTACCACGGTCATGACGGGTGATTCGTTATAATCTGGAGGGTCCCAATGAAAATGTCAAGCGAAATCGTACATAAGTGTAAAAATAAATGTCTTGACACAAGTTTTTCCTTGACGAGAGGAGCGAATCGGCAGACACATAACGAATCGTTTAATGGCAATGTATTAATACAAGTGTTATATTATAACATAACATTCATACGTTATACCATTGACCACAAACGAAAATAGGCCGACTCAACAAGTGAATCGACCTAGGGAGAAAACTATTTAAACTACTTAGTTAGTTGTCTACACTTCTCATATTGAATTGAAGGTATGGGTATTGCTTTTTACACTTTGCTAGTCTTTCAATAGCCAGATCATGAGACGGCAGTTCGTAAAATGCAAATAGCTTGCCGTGGGAGTAAATATTAACGCGGTATTTCATGCTATTCCCCTTTCATTAACTTAAGTATAGTAAGCGAAACACTTATATTCTTTAATACCCTTGCGGCTTCATAGTCTTTACCTTCATAACCGTGAATCCTAGTAGTTCTTATAAGATCATAAGACTCTTGAAGTGATTGTTCACAATCCAATAAGGCCGCTTCAATTACTTGTTTCTTGTCGGTCATATCCATT